CCAGGCTGCCGGCTGAGCGCACCACCAGCCAGTCATCAGCCTCTAATGCTGCTTTCGTACGGCGCTCGAAATAGTCGCCACGCTCCCTGTTGCTATTGGGCACCTGGCAGACCTTCCGCGCAATCTTCACAGAGCGCTATCACCATGGTGGCGTCATCGTTGCCGCAGTTCTCACAGATGGGCATTTCATCATCCGGCATGGGTGAACAGCCTTACTGCGTCGTGTAGGCACGGCTGTGGTGCCAGGTAGCAGGGTTCGCGTACATCGGTGCGCCACCACTGGCGCTGTTTCGCTTCCGCACCCCAGAGCCATCCCACGATCCGATATCGGAATGGGTTAGTGGGGTGGGGGATCACCAGATAGAAACGCCTGTCATCGTGGTCTGCGTCGTGTACCAGCAAGCGCCCTGTTTCGTGGTGGGTAGCGCGCACTTCGATATCCTGGCCAACGTCTGGCGCGTCAGGGTCGTACGGCTCTGCGCCGTGCCAGTATTGGCCAGTCCATTTGGCCACGGCATATTCGGTGGGGCAACTGAGCACGTCTTGTGCGATCCGTTCACGCCACAGCCGGGATGAGCCGTAGGTGGGCTGCTGGCGATTCTCGCGCATGATCCAGATGGAACGCTGCACAGCCACATCCCAGCAGTTGCTCAGCTCGCTGGGGGTTAGCGTCATCCACACGTCAGACACTGTGTGTCACCTGCTGTGTCAGATCACAGGGGAACGTGGCGCCTTCCTCTAGGCCATGGCAGTAGCAGATTGCTCTGGTGCCGCGTGTCCACCCTGGGTGGCGTTCATAGGCGCTGTGTGCCTGCCGCTCTGTTTTCCAGGTGCGCCGACAGTCACAGTCTGGATAGGTGCAGCGGGGCCACACCCACAGTTTGCTCATGGCAGTGGGTGGCGCCGCTTACGGCGCTTGCTGCGCTGTTTCGCGCGGCGCTCGATTTGCCTAAGCAGGTGGTGCCTGGCCATCACCCGCATATAGGAATCCGCTAGCCAGATATCCAGGTTGAGGGGCGCCTGTAACTGGTCTGGCGTCCATTCCCCTGAGGCTGTCCGCTCAGCCACGAGCTGGTGATACATGGGGGTTTCTGTCACGGTGGCTCACCTTCCACACGGCGCAGCGTCACTGCGCCTGTCTCGACTGAGTAATCCCATTCCACGGCGCCTGTCTCACAATCGTTTAGGCGCCGCAACAGGGTCAGCGCTTCCGCTCTGCCCAGATCGTTGGCTGTGGTCACGGGGCGCGCCAGCAGCGCAGACCACAGCGCTAGCCGCATATCCCTGTCCCTGGTGGGATCCACCCCCACACGGCTGCTGGCTGCCATCAGGGAGCGGCGCAGGGAATCGCTGAGGGGTGAGGGCGCTGGCGCTGGCTCTGGGTCTGGCATATCTGCTGGCGTCAGTGGCCGCTGCCACTGTGCAGGCGCAGGCGCCCCTGGCGCCACCTGGGGAGCATGGGGGATATCCACCCCAGGTGGCTGGCTGGGCCAGGGATCTGTGGCAGCCTTCCAGGGATCCGTGGGGTGATCCGGCTCAGGCTCACCATCTGGCACAACTTCCGGCAACGGTACGTCAGACACAGGGCGCCCAGCCACGGCGCGTGGCTTCCGTTTCACAGTCCTAGCCACAGGTGCTGGCTCTGCCGGCTGCTCTGCTGTCTCTGCCCACGCTTCCAGTTCCTGGGGCGATTCCTCGCTGATCTGCCCCAGACCTTTGATCGAATCAGGGAACGCGATACGTCCCAGCTCGCTGGTGGCACGGGCCAGCAGCATGCTGCGTGGGTAGCGCTGCCAGTTCTGCCGCTGCAACAGCCCAGCACGGCGCGCCATATCCAGTGTCCATTCCACCCGCACACGCTGGCTCTCAGGTTCACCACGGCGCAGCCCCGACACACGGCACACCTGATCTGTGGCTGTGTGGACAGTGATGGTGTGCCCATCGCGCAGGATCATGGCGCGCATCAGTTCGGCACTGGGGGAGGGGCGCCCATCCACCACATGGATGGATTGCAGCGCCACCATGGGTTCGGCGCCGATGGCCAGCCCATACATGATGCACGCGCAGCAGGCGTCAGGGTTGCCGCGCAGAGCGGCTGGCACGAAATCCGTTCCAGCCACAATCTCTGCGAGCTGGCGGGCTGGGGCTAACTGCTCAGCCCACCTGACCAGCCCGTCACTGCTGCTGCTGAGGGGCGCCAGGCTCACTGGTGCTGCCTTCCTGGTGGGTCACCTGAGCCAGTGCGTCCAGCGCGCGCTGGTAGCGCTCCAGGTCCACGGTGGAATGGGCGCCGATGGTCAGCGCCATGGATGCGTCGTCAGCGCTGGTCAGGATTTCCAGTTTCATGGGGCGCCCCGTGGGGTTACGCAGAATCATCACTGGTGGTTCCTTCCGAATCCTCTAGGCCATGCTCACGCTGGCACCTACGCATTTCAGGGGGCACGCCATAGAACCAGGCGTGCAGTAAACCCACCTGGCCATCTAGCGCATACGGCAGATAGCGGCACACGCGGCCATCTTCGTGGCGGAAGCTTTCAATGCTCATTATCCAGTCTTTCAGTAGCGCTACCAGCCGCAGCCGGGGCGCCCACAGTCTGTTCACGCTTCATCCCCATAAATCGGTAGATAGGGATACAGGCCAGGAATGCCTGCCAGGTTTCCCGGTCTGCACGGACTGGGACTAACTGCCAGCCATCGGGGCGCACCCACACGATTCCCACACGGGCGATGGGTGGCATTTCCTCATCATCAGAGTCTGGGTTGGGACCTTGCATGTGGGTGGCGAAACGGTAGGCGCTCTGCTGCAACGCCATTTCAGGCCACACGCCGCTGGCGCCCGTCTTGAAATCCAACAGCCACACGTCACCACGGATAGCGCCGATCAGATCCAGCCTGCCGGCATAGGTGAAGGTGTCGTGATACACAGCCCGTTCACTGGCGATCACATCCACGCCCATGGCGTCCAGGAAGTCAGCAGCCTGCACCACCATGGCCAGGTCAGCCTCAGGCACGTCTGGCGCTTCACCCGTGCTGGCCAGTTTCTCCGCATGGGCGTGCAGATCCCTGCCCACCTTGCTGGCCTGGTCCCGCACACGCTCAGGCGCCTTGCTGGCCATGGTCACGAAATCCTCATGGCCCAGCGCTGTGAGCTGGTCAGGGTTGTTCGCTGCCCAGATCGCTGCCTGGGTGGCGTACCAGCCCATAAGCGCGCGCTTGTTGAGTACCCCCGTGATGGTGGTAACCCCAGGCGCCGCCTGGCCATCCAGCGTGTAGTGATGGCTACCGTTTTTCCAGGTGGTGGTGATCAGCCTGCTGCCCATCAGCGACCACCCAGTTTCCGCACGTTGCCGCGCGTGTGCGCTTCCTGCTGGCTCTCCATCCCCGATGGCCTATGTTCTGACATAGCCAGGATGGTGCGCACATGCTCTGGGGTGAAGTAGATACGGCGCACGGGTTTCAGATATGGCCAATCCCCATCGTGGATGCGCCGATAGACAGCATCCCGCGTGGTTCTCAGTTCGGCAGCCAGCTCCGCAACTGTCAGACAATCCTGGGACTGGATAGACCCGTTGGGCATCAGCACGGGGAAAGAAACAGGCATTAGGCACAGCGCTCCCTAGGACTGTGCCTACTGCACCCACCTGGGGGGGCATGGCGAGGTTTCGCGCTGGGTGCTCCCTTGCACAGCCAATACCCAGGTTGTCCCACGGAGGACCCACCTGGCAAGGATCAGCCAGACGTAGGCGCGTCCATCGGAAACCCAGACTAACCCAGACCCATCGGTAACCGATTCAGTTACAGGGGGGTTCCCAGCCGGCAGACCATGCCGCGCCGCGTGTCGGGGGTGGACAGGCAAGCCAGGTCGCGTGCAATCTAAGCAACGTCACCCATACCCCCCAGACCATGGATGGATGAAACATGACAGCAACCCACGCGGACACCCTGAGCGCCGACACCTTCGCGGCCACGCTTCCAGACAAACTGCTGCACTGTCGGGAACTGGGCCACACCTGGCGCCACTGGGGTGCCAGCGAGGATCCGGCAGCGCACTGCTACATCAGAACCACCCGCTGCTCATCGTGCCGCACCCTGCGGCACTGGGTGATCGACTACG